ACATGTAGAATTTATCGGTGCATCTACAGCCGCATTTCACACTCCAACTCACTCTGACAGCAGAGGCTTCGAAATAGTCAACACAGCCGTACAGAAGTTACCTTCTTTACGCGTTAGTCAACCAAATGCATCACCTCCTAAACTTATGGCATCTTCGATACTGGAGACTATTAGAGAACTATCTCCAGCAATCAACGCTGGTGCTAAAATATTAGGAAACTACTTTTCATCTGCTTCGATGAATCACAACCTATCCCGCTTAAGACTTATGAACTGACGTTTACGGCTCAGACATGTTTTAAGATCTTTACCATCAGGTACTGCAGGGATTGCCATTCAGAGTAAAACATACCCATCAAGTCCATACGTAAAAAGGTTTGGCACAGATGCTGATGATTATGTGGTATATGATTTAATTGGGAAAACAAATCTCAATAAAAATTATATAAAACAAATCACTCGGACAGTAGTGGTTCCTCCAATGGTCGCGGTCACTATGACTTACCGTTGGAATCTATCATGGGGTTCAAATACTACATTTTCAGCAGCTACACCAATAGCTGTCTTTGGCGCACCAAAGAACAACCCAAGTCCATTTTCAACATTAAACTGGACTCGAGTTCAACCTGGATACTTATTACCAGATTCAGCACCAAATATTAATAGTGTTGATGGTATTTTTCAGGTTTTGAAAATAGTAGAACCTTCATTAGATGGAGGTGACTGTACTGCAACGGGACAGAGTACAGTTACCTTCGTGGATCAATTTATATTCGGGGGAAGTGTTACCATATATATGTATAACCCAACGAAAAATCCAGTCCAGTTTCAGTTCGGACGGATTATAGGTCTTGGGTTTAATAGACCAAATAACGCTATAACTAGGTGGCAGTCTGATGTAGCCACTCCGAGATTATCTTGGAATAGCTACACTGTCAATACTAGCAAGACAATAGGTCAAACAGTATTTAGTTATAAAGATACAACTGGTCAAGCATCTACCACCAGGTTCTCAGATACTCCTCTATCTGTAGGCTGGTGTTTTGAACCTGTCTGAGCGACAGTAAAGCAACATCTTTCCAAGTGTACACAGATAATACTCAATCATACAACTTAGCAACATCTACACAGTGTCGAGTATTTAATTGTTATTATTGTTAATATTGTAAATATATTTTTATTTTATATGGTTGATTAATCTCTTATATTTTTATTTTAAATTCAAGGTTCACCAGTATATTTGGTAGATCTTACACACACCATTCTCCCAAATATGCATGATGGACAAACAAACAATTAAATTCCTTAACGGTGGCGGTTTTTCATTAGGGACTGATTCAGATCCCGAGTGGAGAGACGTCATCACCTCTGTGGCACACGCGGCAGAGAAGACCAGAAATGGTAAAGATATTAATAATAAAAAGCAAAGAATTAAGAGAGAAGAGAAGACAAATAGATTTAGGAAAGGTGGAGAGAATTCCAAAGGGTCAAAAGAAACACGGCAAAATAATGCTAGCCAACAAGCGAAAGGATTACCCAATCCAGGCCATAACCTAGAGAAGGTTGCCAAATTATGTAAATTTAGGGGTAATTGTCATTATGGAGCCCAGTGTAGATTTTTTCATTCTGAGGAAGAACTCGAAGCCTATAATATTAGTAAACAACCAGAACCTCAGAAAGTTGAGGAAAATAAACAAGAAAATAATAAAATAAAAGAGGAATTAGTAGAGGAAGAAGAAGCAAAAGTTTGTTATCAATTAGGTCAACAATTTTATATATTAGTTAAAAGCAAGATTTTTGTCATTAAAAGTACAGAAGGCTTTATTGTTGATCAATCGATGACAACTTATTTTAAGTATCCAGAGTTTTCAACTTTTGGATGTACCTTCCCAGGTGAAACTAGACTGTTTAATAAACATATGTATGATATTATGTTAAATAGTTTGTCAGTGCTTCCTGATGACAGTCGTAACTTTAAGGCATTGCAAGCGTATATGCCTAAAGAGTTTAAGGATGTTTCACCACTTACGTTAAAACACATGATGGTAGGCTTTGCATATCATAACAAATCCAAAGTTCCAGCAGCACTGGTGACAACCCCACGTCATTATACTTCATTATCATTAGCATATGGTGTTATTAACACCATTCCATTCGTTGATTTTTCAGAAGAATCAACTTGGGATTATAATGGCAAATGGTTGTTTCTAGAATCAAATGCGTTTACTTTTGATTTTCAAGTCGACGGAAAAGTTATTTCTTATCCTAGATTTTTAACATCAAAAGAAATTAGACTTGGCGCTTCTAATAAGGTTGCATTTTTTCAATTTGCACCTAAAAATGAGTTTATTGTCTATCGCAATTCTGGAATTAATGTTTGTAGCGGTTTAGCAAGATACATGAAGAAAAGACCAGATGAAGAAGTATTAATGAGTAATCATATGGCTTCTGCTGGGTGTTTTTCAAGAGAATTTTTGAATGACATGTGTGATTTGTGTAATGCTGAGTATGATCACATTACAAATACAGTAAAATCACACAAAGTTTCATCAGCAACGTTACTAGAGAGGACATTAGAATATAAATTAGGTGATTCTAATGATCTCAGAGTAGTTGCAGATGCCTTATTACCACGAAAAGGTATTTGGTTCTTTTTCTTGAAATTATCATTGTATTTATATTCATTTTATGGTATTCTGTATGTAGGTATCATTGATTATATTTATACACCAATATTTTTACTTCATTGCCGCTATGAAATTTTATCTTACTTTGTTCAATTACCACATCCCAAAAGACTCCTTTATGGACAATATGTTGAGAGAAACTATGACGATATAGATAACGTCACTCCAACAACAAGGGTTAAGTTCGAATGGGCTAAACCAGGGAAAGCCGTCAGATTATTTGCTACATTTATATATGGAGCTTTAATCGATGTAATTTTGACACCCAG